TCAACCATTTTAGTTGAAGTACAGGAGAATCCAAACGAAGAAACGAATACATTCTATGAGCAAGCGACTAATTTAGTTACAATTGGAGCCGATTCTCCTGTTTATTGGTTGAATGAAGTAGATAAAGGATACTATGAGTTAACTTTTGGTGATGGATATTTCGGAAAAGCACTTAAAGATGGGGCAAAGATCTTTGTCACTTATGTTGCTGCTTCAGGTGAGGTTGCAAACGGTGTGAATGCATTGAATAACTTCAGTTATACTGGACGAATTCTAACTTCTTTAGGAAAAATGGTGCTTGGTGGCGCCTCGGTCCTTGCTGCTTCGACTACAGAAGGTGGAGCAGAACCAGAAACGGTTTCTTCCATCAAGTTTAGAGCTCCAAAGTTCTATGGAACTCAAAATAGAGCTGTTACATCGATGGATTATGAGACTTTAGTCAAGCAAATCTATCCTGCAACTGATGATGTGTATGTTTATGGAGGAGAAGAGCTTGCNATTCCAGAATATGGAAGAATTTTTATTGCAATCAAGCCATCAACTGGTGAAAACATCTCAGCAATCACTAAAAACTACATCAAAGAGTCTCTAAAAGAGTATCGTGTGGCATCTTTGGACGTAACTATCACAGATGCATCGATTTTATACATCGAAGTTCTTTCTACAGTCTTTTATAATGACAAATTAACCATTAAAGACTCGGCTGGTATTGTTTCTGCAGTCGATTCCGTTCTTGGAAGTTACTCAGTCTCTAATATCGTCTCTAAATTTGGTGGTGCAGTCAGATATTCAAGAATTGTAGGAACAATTGATGATGCAGATACCTCGATTACAAGGAACACGACGACGTTAAGAATGAGAAAGAACATGACCGCCATTATAAACGGCCGTGCTTCTTATGAAGTTTGTTTTGAGCAGAAGTTAGCCACCAACACAGGTTCTTCGGTGGTTTATTCTACTGGTTTCACTCAGGCAATCAATAATATTGATACTGGAAACATTTATTACTTCGAAGATGATGGCCTTGGTAACATTTATAGCTTCTACTTTGACTCAAATAATCAAAAGATTATTTCCAACACCATTTATGGTACTGTAGACTACTTAAAAGGTGAGATTATGATTGGACAACAGAGTCCAGTCGTGATCACATCAACTGTTGAGGCTAATAACGTGATTAAAGTTAAAGCTAATCCCTCTGATCAAGATGTGGTCGCTAAAGAATCCGTTTATTTGGATTTAGATCTAGCGAACTCGTCAATTGTCGCTGTTATTGACACAAATCTACTGAGCTCATGAACGAAAATAGAATTGTCTATCCTTCAAACCTAATAGATTCGAATCTGCCTGCGTTTATCGCTCAGCAGTATCCAAAATTCGTCAAGTTTATGACGCATTCGGATAAATCTCAACAAAGATTGGGATTTTCGCAGAATTTATTACAGAATTTACAAACATATCGTGATTTTGGAACTTATAAGAACAAATTAATACTTCATGGAGTGTTGCAAAGTGATTTGTCATCAAATGCTGATGAATTAGAGCTGGAAGATGGGTATGGATTCCCAGAACGTGATGGTGTATTGAGAATTGACGATGAAATCATTCTTTACACTACGAAAACAGGTAATATCTTTAGTGGATTAGAGAGAGGAGCAGCAGGAACGACAGAATTACCAACTTTTAGGTCGAAAGGTAACTTTATTGACTCAGTTGCTGCTTCACATAGTGCAGGAACGATTGTTGGTAACCTTTCTATCTTGTTTCTTTCAGCAATGTTGGAAACAATCTGTCAATCCTTCGCACCAGACATTAATGCGTCAAGAATTTACGAAAATATTGACAAAGAACAACTTTTATGTAACATCAGAGACTTCTTTCAGTCAAAGGGTTCAAAGTTAGGCATTAAATCACTCTTCAAGATTATTTTCGGCGAAAATGACGTTGATGTAACCTATCCAGGTGACAGAATGTTGATTCCTTCCACTTCAACGTGGTCGGAACCTAAAATTATGCGAGTTGTTTCGATTCCTTTCAACTTAAGAGATCCAAACGTCAATCATATTGAACCAGATCAGACAATTAACTCTAAAATTGTTCTTAAATCGTATTTGGACGATACAATTTACGCAGAAAGCGTGGTTGACTTTGTTTCTTCTTATCCTTTACGGAATACAATTCAATATGACTTCAATTTGAGCAGAAATGTTCAATTTGGAGAGTTTTTCGCAAATCCAGACACAAAGACGACTAGAGAAGTCAAAAGAACAGGTTCTGGAGCTCCAACTGCTGATGTTAATACCGTAACAGTCGAATCCACTCTTGGTTTTCCAGAAAGTGGAGTTATTTTCATCGGAACTGAAGGAATTACCTATACTTCAAAATCAATCAATCAATTCTTTGGTTGTAGAAGAGGACAATACGGAATCGAGCAACTTCATGAGATTGGAGACGATGTGTATGGTCCTTATTATGCTGAAACCTCTGTAATTAGAGATAACATAGAATATTTCAGTCGTGCTTGGCCTACTGGACTTGTTCACTCAGTGAACGTGGTTGACGGTGGTGTGTTGCACACAACAGGCGACGAAATCCACGTAGGAGAGGCTGGAAAGAGAGATCCAAGAGAAGTAGGCTTAGTATCCATCCAAGTCAACGCAGAAGCCTCCTTGGCTACACAGGGTGTGCCTGCACCTGCTATTGGTAAGATTACCAACGTCACAGCAGGAGCATCTGGAGTATATTTTAACGATAAGGTGTTTGCGGTTGCTTCTAGTGACTTGCCATTCTATACAATTGGACCATTCAGCAATAATAACACAATTGGGCCTAATTTACAGGCACAGAAAGGAGTGCATATTATTCCTAGAAAGGATTCACAAGAATCCAATATAATCGAGCAAAACGGAGTCCTGATAGCCGAAACCTTCCAATATAAGGGAACAGATCAGATTGGTGTATTTGTCGATGGTGTACCCGCTTACAGTGAGGTCTCAGACATCAATTTGGTACAGGGTGTCATCGGAAGTTTCAAAATTAACAACAGGGGTAAGAATTATACAAATCCAACTGTTATTCTTGAGCCATCAAACTCTGAGGCTTATGCAATTGTAGAAAACGGACAGATTGTTCAGGTTCTTCAAACAACACTGGGTCAGTACTCAGAAAATCCAACAGTTCGTATTTCGAGTGGCGAAGGAGCGAGCTTTGACATTGGTTTTGATAGTTTTGGCAGAATCACTTCTGTTACGATTCTGAGTGGAGGACAGTACTACAATCAAGCTCCCACACTGACTGTTGTTGATACTTCTGGTCGTGGTTATGGCGCATTGATATCTTCCACTGTAACCAACGGTGTAGTCACTGCTGTAACAATTGCATCTACTGGTCTTGACTACAATCCAGCATCCACCTACATTGAGACAATTCCAATTGGTTCTGGTGCTGAAGTTGAAGCAGTTGTTGAGTATTATCAGTTCAACAGATACGAATCAGTTATTAACAATCCAGATTGGACGTTTGATAAGGGAAATGGTTTTCTTTATAACGATCCTATTAATCAGAAACCAAGAAGCATCTTTGGATATGTTGCAGATCCGACTCAACTTCGTGATTCTTTAAGTGATAACGGATCAGGTCATTCTCCTGTCATTGGTTGGGCGTTTGACGGAAATCCAATTTATGGTCCTTATGGATACACAAATAGAGAAGATAACTCTTTAGGAGTCACTCGACAGAGAAGTGGATATAAGTTAATCTCAACCACTACAAGATCTAATGTTATTCCCGCTGGTGGAACTAATTTTGGAACGAATCCACCTTTGGTTGGACCTTATAATCCTGCAAACAACACTTATCCAATGGGATCGTTTGTTCAGGATTATGAACACAAAATCAGTAATGCAAACGTCAATGAGTTCTTCATAAAGACAGATCCTCTTGGTGAGAGCTTAACTACTGATGATGGTTTAGATCTTGTTGCCGAAATTGGAGATCAGGTAAACACCCTAGACACATATAATGGCAGATTATGTAACACTCCAGAATATCCTAAAGAGTTGTATCCAGATGGTGTTTATTGTTACTTTGTAACAACAGATGAATTAGGAGCTCCTGAGTTTCCATACATCATGGGAACTACATTCTATAACCGTCCTATCTCTCAAGTTGTAGATGCTACTGGTAGTATCGGAGCAATTCCAGAAGAAAATCCCGCACTGACAAATATATCTTACAATCCTTCTTCTTATGACAATATTACATTAAGTTATAACATCAATGACTTCTTAAAGTACAGAACTGATTATCTAACGCCGACTGGTATTGGAGTCAAGTTGGAAGTCACTGGTTGTTCAGAGGGCGGCGTATCGGCAATTAAAGTCATTGATGGCGTTCCAAACACAACTAAGATTGGCGATTTGCTTTATTATGATAATTATGACACTGGCGGNAACGGAGCAGAAGGCATTGTAACTTACATTGCGGGAGAAACCATTACCAATGCAATTGGTAGTAGTGTCGCAACCAGATTGCGGTCTCACAGACAAAGACTTGATTTAAGCAACAATGTCGATCCAGTCACTGGAATAAAGAAAACTCTGGTGTTCTATGTGGGACAGGTTGTAAGAGCAGACAGTATCGATGAAGTCGATCCTCTTACTGGTGAGTTCTTCTTTGCATTTGGAGACGTCAGGGATTGGGATCCAATCACTATGCAACTAGAACTTCAGTGTACTACAAAATATCGTTTCCAACAAGGAATGATTCTGAGAGATGCAGCAGGAACTGAAGCAACAATTCCTAGTTTTGGAAATCTTGTAAATCTTGTGAAACTAGATGGAGGAATTCCTTATCTTGCAGATAAGAAGAATGACGTGATGATCTCGTTCTTTGAACCAACAACATCGCCAAGTGGAGACACATTATCACCAGGAGACCTCTGGTGGAGCCCACAAGACGGCAGATTGAACATTTACTATAATGACTCAGACAGCTCACAATGGGTGGGTACACAACCATTTGGCTCACGTGCGTTGTTCACAGATGCATCTGATGTGGGAACTGGAACCACGGTAGAATCTGGACAACAAACTTTCCAGATTGGTGGAGAGAATAAGATTCATATTTCAAACTATGCACCTGATGAGAGAGGAGACGGCACATTACTTCAGGTAGGAGACTTGTGGTGGTCCAGTCAAACTGGCATCATGTATATTTGGTACAGTGATGTACTTTCTTATTATTCATCAAATAGAGCACTTCCACCAGAAGGATTAGAAACCATCACCAGTGAGTGGGTAATTACTGATCCATCTGCAACGGTTCCTAAAGATGGAGCTTCTGATTTCTATCGTCCAGCAGATGCGACCAATGAGAATTCTTTATCAAGGAGTGTGACTACTCTTGATATCAACGCTATCATTTCTCCAAATGCACCAACCATTGATACGATTGGTAAAGCAATCGAANTTGGTATGTTGTGGTGGTCGAATGCAACTGGCAAGATGTACATTTATTGGAATGATGCCGGAAGTTCATCACAGTGGGTGATGACTAACCCAGTTGGTACTCTTTCGATGGGGGAATTCGCAGAGGACGATCCAGTATGGCCTCCTGGTG